GCCTGATGTGCTTGTGCAGGATCGATGCGGGGTTGCTGGGCTTGTGGAACTTAAAGCGCCGGACGATATGTTTCTTCGTCCGTCGCAGAAGGCTTGGTTCCGACGATGGCAGGAGACTGGAGGAGCTACAGCAATTCCAACAGTTACCTGTGCGAACCAAAATGGGAAGATAGTCTGGCAGGTGATGCGTTATCAGAAAGGAAAGAGACATTTGTCCTGGGAGCTATTGGCGGCGCTTAAGAAGGATGAAGGGAGGTGGCTCCCGAAAGAAGAGATGGTGCATCTGGTCCTTATTATGAATGGATTGGAGCCCTATCTAGAATAGGGGAACACATGTCTAAGAAGAAAAAGGAACAACGGCTCGCCGAGCAGAATGTCTCTGGAGCCTATTTGTTGCGGATGTTCGAGGAACATCAGTTAGAATCTATGGGAGACATATCCCAAAGATATAGGAAACTCGAACGATCTCTCGGTTATCGGGTAATGCAATTCCAGGAGTATTTAAAGAGTACTGGAGGAGGTGGCGGAGCCGATGGCCTTTATGAATTAGAATCTATTGTGCGTTGGAAGAAACAATGTTCTCGCTGGACCTTAGATCCTGGACCTGCGGAGTATATGATTCGGGATAATTGCTCGATTGCGGCTATAATTAGACACATAGGATATCCACGGGATAGGGTTGTATTTCATATACGCGGCTGCCTCACGGTTTGGTCAGTTAATGCGAACAGGTGTGGGAGAGCCGAATTGGAGCCTTATTTGAGCCTGAATACTGTGACTGAATAAAAAGAAAAATGGGTCAGTATCCATCGCATCCAATGTTTACGGGGGCTTGCGGGGGCTTGCTTTTTGCGAAATCCGGCGCATAATATGTGCTTGGGTGGACATTGAAACCACCGATATCCCCGAGAGGGGATTCCCAGGGCACCCGTTCAGGCTTCTTCATCGATGTTTCCTCCCAATCCCTCGTTGTCTTGGACCTGGACGGGTGTTTCTTTAGAGCAGTAGGAGAAGGAGCATGAAGCCCAAGGCGAAGGTGAATGGGCATACGAAGAAACAAGAGCCCGAGCCGAAATATGCCTTAGGGAATAAGCAGCGTTCTGGAGGACTTAAACGAGAAGATCTCAGGAAGCTGGCGATTAAGAATGTTGGCAGCCGAGATCGGTTCAAACACCCTTCTGCCTATCGAGCCGCTATTGCTGATGAACTCGCAAGACTCAAAGCAACAAATACCAATAGAGACTTGCTTGAGGATGTTGGCGCAGAAATAGTGTTGTCCAACAAAGTGGGCCAAGCTCCGGTTTATCGGAAAGAATTCGCAGACGTTGCTCGTTTGATTTGTTCTCTTTATGGGAGCAGTGTGAGCGAATTGGCCAAGTTCTTTAACTGCGACGCCAACATGATCGTTGCATGGATTAAGATGCATCCAGAGTTCGATCGCGCTGTGAATGACCGAGCTACTGAGATGAATGTTCAGGTCATGGGTCGTCTAGCTCGTCGTTCGCTGGGGTTCTACGCTGCGACTGAGAAGATATTTTACGACGTGAAGCGCGGCCAAGTGGTAAAGGTGGACACCAAAGAATACTATCCGCCATCTGAATCTGCTATTTTCTTCTGGCTTAAGAACCGGATGCCCGAGCATTGGAAAGATGTGAAGGATGTCAACGTCGAAGAAAGTCGTAAGGTTGTGATGGAGATCTATAAGAATTTCGAGACGTTGACGCAGGAGCAAGCCACGGATGCCTATCAAGAGCTCCTCAAAGTCGAAGGTACAGGGGTTCAGCTACAGCCCTCCTCCAAGGCCGAAGGTACGTCCGAAGATCCGAGCCGTGTCAAAAGACGCGGACCCATTACCGACGTCACCACCGACGATTGAGCCTTCCTTTGATTGGAAGAACCCTGAATATTTGCCGATTATAAGACAGCGCGTCGCGCGCTTGAATTATCTGCGGAATAATCCAGGACAGATCAAAGCCCTCCTTGCCTATTACAGGGATGGGCATGTTGCAGACTTCATCAATGATTGGGGGATTACATTCGATCCTCGCAATCTGGCACGCGAGCTTCCGGCCAAGGTTCCGTTCGTATTGTTTCCGAAACAACGTGAATGGGTGGATTGGGTCACCAATTACTTGTGGAAGAACAACAAGGATGGGCTGACTGATAAGAGCCGTGAGATCGGTGTCTCGTGGTTGGCATGTGCGACCATGTGCGCCATGGGCATTCTTCATAAAGGATTCGTAGGTGGATTCGGCAGCCGCAAACTCGAATACGTCGACAAGACCGGGGATCCTAAGTCCCTCTTTTGGAAAGCCCGTGAATTCCTGGACAATCTACCGATCGAATTTCGGGCGGGCTGGACACGGGATACGGATGCTCACTGTCGTATCACCTTTCCGCTTACTGGCTCTGCAATCACCGGTGAAGCTGGTGACAATATCGGACGCGGAGATCGCACATCAATGCATATTGTTGATGAAGCAGCCTATCTCGAGCATCCAGACCTTACCGACATGGCTTTGAGCCAGACAACGAGATGCCGCATTGACGTTTCTTCGGCGCATGGAATGGGAAACCCTTTTGCCCGCAAGAGACACAGTTGGCCCAGCGATAAGATCATGACCATTCTATGGCGCGATGATCCGCGCAAAGATGACGCTTGGTATGCGGAACAATGTGAGCGATACGATCCGATCGTTATTGCCCAAGAAATAGACATTAACTACATGGCTTCTGTGGAGGGGATTCTAATCCCTGCCCTATGGGTCAATGCTGCCATTGATGCAGACAAAAAGCTCGGGATAGAAATTACTGGTGGAATCCGATTGTCTTTGGACATCGCCGATGAGGGTCCTGATAAGAATGCTTTGACAGCAGCGCAGGGCGTTAAGGTGATTCATGCTGAAGATTGGAGCGGTGAAGCTAGCAATCTGTATCGTACTCTTCTGCGTGCCTTTAAGAAATGTGATGATTTGCAGTCTACAGATCTCATATTTGACAGTGATGGCATGGGTGTATCCGTCCGTGGTGATGCGGAAGCTGTGAATGAATCCCGAGAGAGGAAAATTAAGACCTATCCGTTCCACGCCACTGGAAAGATCGAATATCCTGAGCGGGAGGATGTCCAGGGACGTTTGAATTCGGACGCCTATTCCAATGCAAAAGCGCAAGCATGGTGGCGGCTCCGTATGCGCTTCGAGAAGACTTATAAGATGGTTACTCAGTTCCAGGAAACTGGCGGAATCTTCTTCACGTCTGATAATAATGATTCTGATCCCCATACTTCTCTTCTTCCTGAAGACATTGAAGACCTGATCGTTATTGACTCGAAAATCCCCACGCTAACCCGCCTTCAACAAGAAATTGCTCAGGTCGTCTATGGCTATTCGATGACCGGAAAGCTCCAAATCGTCAAAGCAGAGAAAGGAATGGCCAGTCCGAACCTTGCGGACTCCCTAATGATGCTTTTTGGTGTCCGGACCGAGGAGAAACTGAGCGTTTTACAGAAGAATGAGATGGTAATTGATTCTGGCGTACCGTTTCCTCTTCATCCCGACTGTGTTTTCGGAGTAATTGTCGCAAATATGCGTCCAGGGCGAGACACAGATGGAGCGGGCGCCGTGTTCTGCGCATTTTCAGCCGCCCCCGGTTATCCTCTGGTCATACTCGATTGGGACGTTACAGAGATGAACTCTCGTTTATTGGACGATTGGATGGCAGGATGCTTCGCAAAGCTAGATATTTTCTCAATTGTCACCAAATCCTTGACTGGAAGCCTCGGAATGTGGCTCCCAAATGACGACACTGGTCTCGTTTTTCTCAATCGAGCAGACAAAATGGGTTTTCCAGCACAGATTATTGAAACCGAATTAGACGACGTCACGCGCGCTTTGACGGTTTCTGGGTCTGTTAGAGACAAGGAAGTCCTGCTTTCAGAAGAAGCTGTCAAGAAAATACAGACTTTTAAGGGTGTTATGAAGAACCATTTGCTGGCCCAGATAGCTGAATTCAGTCCAGCATCCAAGGATTTGGATGGAAAAGTCATCCTCAATGCATTCACTCATGCCATTGCCATCTCTAAAGGGAACATTGATGGATACTAGCGTCCTCCGTAGCGTCCCGGTCAAACAACTGTCATGAAGACATTTACTGTCCGATCTGAGTTCTTCAGCCATTAGCCCAAAAGAAAGGGCAGACCTTGCGGCCTGCCCGTCCTTTCACTCCGTGGTGGTCACCTCCGCCGGGGCCTCCACGACCTTCTTGCTGGGCCGCTTCTTGGGGGCCGTCTTGGCCTTGGCCTCTTTGGGCGCGGGCTTCGTCTTGGCCTTGCCCTTCAGGGGCTTCTTGTCGATCACGACGGCCTTCTTGTTGCGGTCGACCAGGAGCCGCAGCACACTCATCGCGCTCCCCCCACCGGGGAATGCCATGTGGGGTGCCGTCAGGCTCTCTTGCCACTCGGCCATGTGCTTCTGGTACTCCGCGACCGTCTTGCCGGTCCCGATGAAGGTCAGTGCCTCATGCACGCACTTGCCGGGGACGGTGCGCCCGATTCCCAGGGGGTTGCAGGCGACGATGGTCTTGTCATTCAGTTCGGTTGTCATAGCAGTAGTCCTTCGCTAAAAGACCCCCTACTTAGATGCGCGGGGAACCGTACGCGCGTCCCCTCGCTCACCGCGAGGGGGGATTTACGATGCATAGAACGCGACGGGCGGTGCCCGAAGAAGGTGGCGAACCACCCATGTACGACCATGCCATAGCTGAGTTCAGGTGACACCCGTTATTCGTGTAATTTTGTTGCGTATTCGCCCACTGTGCGTTCCCGTACACTTCAGGAGAAGACACTGCAATCTCATCTTCCTCCTAAGATGAAGAAGACGGGGGTGGGGGGCGGTGTATAGGGAAGACACTACGCGAGAAGACACTGCATCCGGATCCTTATAGAGAATCCTCCCATAGGAGAGAAGACACTACGCAGGAAGACACTGCATCCGGATCCCTATAGGAGGATTCTTAATGTCCTGGCGGGGGGTGTTGTGTCCTCTTCTTCATTCATCTTCATGCGCGTAGTGCGGCCATGCCTGTATTCTTCTGCCTATTGTTAAGACGGTGTGATCTTCACGCCCACTGCACCGAGGCAGCGCTCCTCTTCACAGTGAGCGTGATGATGATAGTGAGCGCTTCGGTATCGAGTTCTGTACGTTCTTGGTGTTGGATAAGATCGAGATGAGGAAGGACGAGGAGGCCGAAGCGTCAGTGATGATGATGATTCCGGGTTCAGTCTTCTGGGATGATGAAGATGAGCGCTAAATCTTTAAAATCTTCCCAGAATCTGCCAGAAAGCGAGGAACGAAAGAATCTGGCGTCGATTCATCATCCTCTGAAACAATCTGTCGTGGTGCGAACCGTTCGCACCAGAGGAGCAACATTCTTTCGTGGTGCGAACGGTTTTTTGTGAATGTTGCGCAGAACGCCGTTCTTCCGCAACTTTCTGTCGCGACAGATTCTTGCGCAAGATTCTTGCGCCCAGCTCTCGGCTCTTGCAACATTCTTTCGCGTAATCATCGTGCGTCTGGCGCGCGTTCTGCGCAACTATCTGTCGCGCAATAAAAGTACGCACGGTCACGCTAGGTTGCGGGTTGCAACCTAGCGCGCCGTGGGTTGTGGTAGGTTGCCTACTGCAACCAAGCCCCGCCATCGTTGCCAGTGTCGCGCCACACAAGGCGACCACGCGCGGGCTGTGCGACTGGCCGCACGCGCGCCTTGCGCTCGGCCAGCAGTTCGGCGGCCCGCTTGCGCTCGGCAGTGGCGAGCTTGGCAAGGCGAGCCGCTTCGATCGCCGCGCGTGCGGCGCGCTCGCGCTCGGCCAGTTGGGCAACGTGCGCCTTGCGGGCGTTGGCACGGCGCACGAGTGCAGCCCCGTGGGCGAGGCACGCGCCAGCGATGGCGCTAATGGCGATAGTGGCGAGGGTTGCGAACATTTGGGTTGTACCTTTCGATGGGTTGCTACTACTGCCGTAAGCCCGCCTAGCTTGCGCTAGGCGGGCTTGTCGCGGGCTTGGGGCTGGCTTACTCGCTGGCCGTGCTGGGCTCGCTGGCGGGCTCGCTGGCGACCTTGGCAACGCGCGCCTTGCGCGGCGCCTTGGGCTTGCTGGCCACGACGACAACCTTGCCGTTGCCGTCGACCAAGTAACGCAGCAAGCCCATGGCCGACCCGCCGCCGGGGTATGCCATGTGCGGCGCACTGTGCGCCTTGTGCCATGCCGCCATTTTGGTTGTATAGTCGGCAACCGTGCAACCGTTGCCGATTACCTTTAGCGCCACGTCGACGCACTTGCCCGGTACCGTGCGGCCAGTGCCGAGCGGGTTGCAGGCTAGGCGGGTCGTGCTATCGAAAATCGTTGCCATGGTGTTTTTAACCTTTCGCTTGTGTACCGCGCCCATGCCGGGCAACGGCGCGCCGTGTGGCGCACCTATCGTTGTACGCTTGTGCCGCGCGATTTATCGTGCGTTTTACAACCTAACTTCGCAACATTGTTACGATTGTTATTATGATGCGCAGTTGCCTGAGTCGGCAACAGATAATTACACGAAACGTTCGCGCCTTGTAATTATCCGAAAGAAATATCGGGCGCGCAACTATGTTGCGCGGAGCGGGGCAAGTTCGCACTTTTCACATAGTCGTCTGGGGCCCCAACTCCCAGTGTATGCTTTAGACCGCCGTCGGGGCCACCAGAGCGCGACACGGACGCCAAGGCCGCCCCGCCCTATTAGTGGGAGCTACTGGCAGAACGGACGCTTAGGCCATGACACCACCACGGAGCTACTCGCTATTGAGCCATTCGATGACGTCGAGCCTGACAGACCTTCGCGTCCCACCCAATCATGACCTTGGAGAACCACGGAGGTACCATGTAGCTGAACCTTATGATGGATAGAAACCACTAAGCAAATTCACATTTGCGTCTGCAATTGCGGGAATCAATATTGGATTGAACTCGAGGGATAGACTCATGACCAAAGCAGTGACTTTCAATGGAACAGCCAACCCCGATGTCTTCAATGGGGACAGCAGCGGCGAGACGATCTTCGGACTCGCCAAGTCCGATGTCCTCAGCGGCGGAGGCGGGAACGACGACATCTTCGGTGGAACGGGATCCGATATCCTCAGCGGCGACGACGGCAACGATCTTCTGGTCGGCGGAGGCGGAAACGATCTCATCTCCGGTGGAATCGGAAACGACATCCTGCGGGGTGGACGGGGCGACGATGCTCTCGTCGGAGGCCTCGGCAACGACAAGCTCAAGGGAGGGCTCGGCGCCGATAAGATCGACGGCGGGGAAGGCAATGACACCCTCTTCCTGGCTTTCAACGACACCGTCACCGTGGGGACGGGTGGGCACGACCTGATCAAGATTCAGGGCGACACCGATCTGTTCCCTTTTCCACAGGTCGCCACCGTTCTTGGTTTCAGCAACGCCGTTGCTTCTTTTGTGTTCGAGGGCAAGGCGGCTGTCTACGACGGTGGAACCAATAGCTGGACGGTGAACAATCTGACGATTGTTTCCGGCGACGGCAATTCTCTGGCTCCGCCTCCGGCCTAGAAGTCTCGCGTTCGTCCCGGCAAGGAAGACTATGATGAATGCTGCGAGGGAGATTTCCCGATGACTGTTTTCGATTTCATGACCGGAAGCCTTCCTGCCGGGGCGTCTTTCACTCGGGCGTCGGTCGGCTGGTCGTTCAGCCCGACCGTCCCTGACGACGCCGATGCTCTGCTGTGGTTCGCGGCGGTTGGGACGGTTGGCCCGACGCAGCGCAATCGGATCAATAAGCTCTTCTCCGAGTTGAAAGCGGCGGGTGTCTACGCGAAGGCGGACGACTATTGGCTGCTTGCCGGAGAGAATACCACGCAGGCGCTGACTTCTCTCAAGCGACGGACTCTCGCAACGGAGAACGGCACGCCGCCGCCGGTGTTCCTCTCAGGTCAGGGTTACGCCTTCGACGGCAATCAGAATTACCTCAATACCGGCTTCACGCCGTCGACCATGGCGGTTCAGGGTACGCTCAACTCGAGCCGGTTCGGAGTGTATGTAGCGAGCTTCAACGGCAATACCGCCGTGACCTCGCGCTATGCCACTGGAGCCCGCAATACCACCAACACGAATTTGAGAGTAAGACCGACGTCCGTAGGCGCCATTGCAATCGACAATCACGATCTAGGGGCCACCTTCACGAGCGGCGGGGTCCAGGTCCAGGGCTATACGACGGGATCTCGTTCGGATGTCACGGCCGCGAGCAAGCTCGGTTTCTTCAATGGACAGCCGATGACGCGCATCACCGATGTGACTGGAATCGGTGCCGTCACCAACAACGCGATCTACATCGGCGCGGTCAACGCCAGCGGCACGGCGGCGGCGCACTTGATCTCCTCCCTTGGTCTTGTTGTCTACGGAGCCCCGCTCACCGCTTCGCAGGAGCTGGCTGAATATCAGATTATTCAATCCTACATGGATTCATGGCTGCCCACTGCCGTTCCGCCCATCACCCTGGCCAGTTCTGCAGTCAACGTTCCGCGCTTCGACTACGACCCGGTGACCAGAGCGCTGCGCGGCCTGCTGAACGAGCCTGTGTCCACCAACCTGATTCGCAATTCATCGGCGGTGGGGACCGTCGCAGGTTCTCCGGGAACGCAGCCGACTAATTGGACCATGACATCCACGAGCAACGGCATCACCCGAGAGGTTATTGGGACGGGACTGGAAAATGGCGTTCCCTATATAGACGTTCGATTCTCTGGCACAGCATCCGCGTCGAGCACAAAATTCGTTCGATCCGAGACAGCGACAGGAATTGCTGCTGCGTTGGGACAGATCTTCACAGCAGGAGCATTTATCCGCTTGGTTGCGGGTAGTCTGTCAGGCACGGCTTTTACCTATTCAATACTGGAGCTTGATAATGCCGGGCTCAACATCGGCAATACGGTGATCAATATTACGCCGACAAACGCTCCTCTTATCACTCAGCGGAAGATTGTGAGCCGGACGCTGATCATGCCTGCAACGACCGATGTTGTGGACAGGATTTTATTCAACTTTGATACTGGTGCCGTTCTTGATCTCACTTTGCGTATCGGCAGTCCACAGCTTGAACAATTGGCGTTCATTACGACTCCCGTCGTCACGACTACCGTGGCTGTGACTCGCGCCGCCGACGTGCTGGCTCTGACGCTCGAGAACGGAACATACAACATCAAGGTCAATCGGCTGTCGGGACCGACAACCTATTCTTCCCAGCTTGTGACCGGAACTCTTTGGACTGTGCCGAACGATCCTTCTCCTGTCCAATCTGTCGAGGCCACCGTTGCTACCTTCGTTACGGATTTCACCGGTGGAACGCTGCCAGCGGGAGTGACCCTGACACGTGCCTCCAGCGGCAGCTATGTCTCCGGCTCCGCGGTTGGCACGTTGCTCAGCGTCACCGACCTCGTGACCACTAGCACGGGAGCCGGAGTCGGCGTCACGACCTTGCCCGTCCCGGGAATCACCGCCTCGGTCGGTGACATGCTGCTGATGGCGTGCGCCGCCGACAACGCGGGTGCGGCGGGTACCTCCTCAACCAACGCACCGATCACCGATCCCACGGGCAATGTCTGGGCTCGGCAGAGCATGGTCAATCGGACGACGGCGGGCGTGTCCAACGACGGCACGACGCTCTCGATCTGGTCTTGTCTGTTGACTGCGCCGATGGTCAACAACAGCGTTTCCATCGGTTTCTCAACCAACTCGCGAGCCTCGGCGGGAGTCAAGCGGATCGTCGGAAGCGGACTCGCGGTCGAGAGCGTTGGCCCCGGACTGACCGGAACAGGTGGAACTCCGGCTCAATCGGTCGGTCCGATCGAGATTGTCTCGAACCGGGCAATGTTCGGCTGGACCGCGCGTGAGTCGAACGCCCCCTTAGGCACAGGCGATACTGACACCCTGGGAGGTCCGTGGTCGGCTCCGCAGAATTCGACTGCCGATACTGGAACGAGTGGAACCTCGCAGACCTTGGGAGGACAGCACAAGATACCGACGTTTTCTAGTCTCCAGACGTTCGACACGTCGGGCGCGGGCGACTATGCGATGAACTACGTGATCGTGAGTGGCACGGCGGTCGGAGCCCGTCAGCTGATGATCGCCGGAGCCAACTTTCCACGTTTCACCTACGATCCAGCGACCGGCGTGCTGCAAGGACTGTTGAACGAGCCGACTGAAGTCAACAGCATCGCCAACGGCGCATTCATCGGATCGACAGTTGGCATCCCAGGAACCGTCCTCAATTCAACTCAGACCGGCACCTTGGCTCCGCTCGTGCGCGAGGTCACGGCCATCGGCGTCGAGGACGGCCTTCCGTATGTTGAGATTCGGATCAGCGGGACGACGAGCAGCACCGTCAGCAATAATCATGGACTTCAGGTCGTCCTCAATTCCTTGTCACTTCCCACTATTCCACTGGTGGGACAGACATGGACCGGCTCGATCTACACCCGGCTGGTGGCGGGGTCGCTGAACAACCTAGATCTGCAATTCAACTTGCAGGAACGCAATTCGGGAACGCCCCTCGTCACCAACACGCTGAGCATTTCTCCGACCAATGCACCGCTGATCACTCAGCGTCGGACGTTGACCGCCACTCTTATCGATCCGACGGTGAATGTGCTACGCGCCTCCATATTCTTCTACCAGCCATTCGGATTTTCGTTGCCCATCGACTTCACGATCCGGGTCAGTGGCCTGACCAATGCCTTGAGCAATCAGCTGACCAGCCTGATCCTGACCTCGACCAACCTTGGCACGGTCGGCGTGACGCGCGCCACTGACGTTCTTACGATTCCGATTCCGTCGGGGCTCTATATCGCCACCGTCGAGCGGCTCAATGGAACGCAGGTCTACTACAACAATCCAGTCGCTCCCGGAGCGGGATTTGTGGTCCCAACCAGCGGTTCTCCGCTTCGCAAGGTGACTCTTGAAGTTGCTCCCGTCTATACCGGCGTCAAGGCCACCCCGGTCGTGATCGTCGCCGGAGGCCAGCCTGTCTATGCGGGACCGGTTACACCGAGAGTGATGGTCACGTCAGGGGCTGTCTACGACGGTCCAGCAACTCCCATTCAAATCGTCACCGGGCGGGATACGCTCATCGGTCCCGCGACTCCGATGATGGAAGTGGTCGGCAGACCGGTGCTACCCGGTCCGGCGATCCCTGTGCGCTAACGATCAACAGCAAGGAGAAAGCAGTCATGACGACGAAGACGTATGCTGAGTGGATTACCGAAGACCCCCCGGTCGGCGAGCGTGAGGCGGAATTCAGAGCCATGTACGGATCGCAGGCCGATCAGCTCATGGACCGTGGAACCCTCGACCTTCGCCTGTCGGCTCTCCCGCCACCGGCAGAAGAACTTCCAGCGGATGGTGGACCCGCAGTGCTGGGAGCCGAGCAGACGAAGGCCGAGAAGGCCGCCGAGTTCAAGTCCAACACCGCCGAAGATGCCGAGATCGAGCGCCAGCTCTTGGCGGAAGAAGCCGACAAAAAGAAGAAACGGTAGGGTCCCTATGGGGCGGACAAGGCTTGTGACCTTGCCCGCCCTACTTGGGAGCTAGCCCGCCCAATGCTCGAGATCGGGGAAGTCGCGACCGTCGATCAGCTCATCGTTGTTCAACGAGTCTGATATGAGCGCCGCCGTGACATACGGACGGTCGTTCCATTTTGACTTGGTGTTGCTGGCATAGAAGGAAACGATGTGCTGCTCCCCAAGGAGAATCACCAGGATCGTGTTGGGACTTAGCACGTCTAGTCTCTTCTTGCGCGTTGTCTTTTCGGTTATCTTGATGCCTCCGGTGCGAATCCATTCTCGTCGCTCCGTAGCAGTGGTGAAGTCGCAGTCGGTCAATAGCTGCGTCTCTGCCTTGATGCAGTCGCACAGGATGGCAGCCGTGACGACATCTGGCTCTTTGGTCTTTATTCCCATGTAGAACGAGCTTATATGTTCTTTGCCGCACATGAGCAATACGCGCACGGCTCCGGGTTGGTTCGCTGGACCTGATGTCATGTTATCCTCGCTTATTCGTCCATGCCCGAATACTTGAGCAGGTTTAGGAAGGCTTCTTGGAGTGCTTCGCCGAGCGTGCGGTGAGTCAAGAAGGTGTCGGCACCATACGGCGTGTAGAACAGGCCGTTTTCCGTCCATACCTCGTACTTGATGTCGGTGCCTTGATCCTTGTCGTCGAGGAGCTCGACAGTCCATACTGGAACGGTGGTGCGGCCCGGTGGATTGTAGTAGCCCGGACCATGGTATGTGACCGCGTAGCTGAGCGGCTTGGCGAACATCGTCTTAAAGAATTCGGAATCGTGTTCGGTTGACATGTTGACCTCAGAGTTGTTACGCCCCATTGCCGGGGCACTGCCAACGTAGCACAGCTGCGTTTCAATGACTAGCGTGGAATTTAACAGTTCTCGTACCCAGGAGGCCATGATGAAGTAGGTGAATGCGAGCCGACGGGGAAGGGCGCTTAACCTCTAACCGGGAAGCAGATACTTGTCGGCTCGTCCTACTCTTGGAGGAATATATGGCAGTTCACGCAACTCTTCCTTTTCGCCGGTTCTCCTTCACAGACGCCGGGGTCCTCTTCGTCAAGCCAAGGGAACATGACGCACGCATTCAAGATCTGGTAGAGCAGGTGCGCTCGCAGCGCATCACGATCAACGGGGCCGATATTGAGACGGCGGCGGCATGGACCGTAGCGTGCGATCTATGGAACATGCCGCCTGCTGGATGGGCCTAGAACGATGGAGGGACGAGCCATCTTTTGTCAGCGTTCGCATTCTCCTTGCGGATCATATCTTCGAAGAATATGATGGCTTCTAACGGACTTACGTCTTGATAGGCACAGTAGGTCGCGATGCAAGCCACGCAGATGTTGAACGGTGAATCTTGAAGCCGTTGCTTTACTTTTGTAGACATGAAGTCGTAGCTCTTCATGCATTTCCAGCCTTCTTCGTTCACAATGCAGAGTCCTTGGAATCGGAAAGGCTCATCGCTCATTTCTTATTTGCCTCGTGCCATATCCGATCGGCGACCATCTTGCCGTTCGGGTGCTGGACGGTGTAGACCGGTGGCGACTTCGGGTGGAATTTGAAATGAGCGGCGACCGCCTCCTTTGCGTTCTTGCCGATCACCCATTTGGTCCCGCCGTCGTTGAACGTTAGCTTGTAGCTGCGCATCAGTTGCCTCTCTTCTCCACCGTTATCACGAACGTAATCCCGTCCTTGCGAACGATCTTGATGCAGGCCCGGCGTTTCTTTACATCGCAGGTTATGAAGCTGTCGCCCGGCTCCATACCGGAGGCCAAGTATTCCAGCGTTGGGGTCAAGTAGTTCAACATGTCTTGGTCTGCTGCGGCGATGGCAGCGTCCAGGTTCAGAGGGGTTGATGGCATGG